AGGTTGTGCTACTCACGAGTAACAGGTTCCCCCCGCCGTCTAGGTTGCAGGCAGACTCACACGCACGGTGAAGCGCAGCGCCATCACCCTGACCCCTGCGGTGAGGTCGAAGGCGACGCCGTTGTATCGGGTGTCCATGACGTGCGGGGCCGCGGGGTCATCCCCCAGGCGGATGTTGTCGAGTTCCAGGAACCGGCTTCGTATGGCCTCGTGCAGCGAGAGCCACGCCGCGTTGGGTACGTCTGAGTCCTTCTGGCGTGCGGACTGGTCCGAGGCGTCCTCCCAGACCATCACGACGTAGGACTGGGCCGCCAGCCTTCCGCCATCGGTCAGGAAGTTCTCAGCCTCTTCACCTTCGGACTGGGGCCACACCGCAAGGTGTATCTCGTTCTGGCCCGTCAACAGCTGCTCGACGCTCCAGGGCGCATACAGGTGGGTCTTCGCCGACTGCAGCCCGTCCACGTTCGTGGTGAGCTCGGCGGCCCACGCATCGCAGATCGCGACCCAGGTCATCGGAACCCGCTCGCTGCAAGGTTCTGCTTCTGGACCGTGTTGTATCCACCGCGTGCCCATGTCTGGGAGGCCGGTCCCATCGCCGGGTAGGGGCGCATCGGACCACCCGTCACCGAACGAACCACCCGGCCGGCCAGCGGACCTGAGGTGATCGTCAGCACAGTGCCCTTGGCCGGCAGCACTTCATACCCGCCTTCGCGGCCGCGCTCGAACGCGGCCTGCAGCCCGGTGGGTTTCATGATCGCTACGTCCGAACTCACCGTGTCCAGGTCGATGCCCGTCTTCGCCTTGGCCTTGCGGCGAGCGAGCGCGTCCCTGTGTGCGACCTCGAAGGACACGCGGTTACCGCGGGTGATCGCGGCGTTGAGCCGGGACGGATCCCAGCGGAACGTCATGCGACTAGGACCGGGGTATGACGGCGATAGTTCGCGATGATCGCGTCGACATCCCGCAGACCGGTCCAGAACCCTGCCTCGGGATCGGAGGCGACGAATCGGAACGTCTCGCCGTTAGCGGTGAGCTGTTCCGTCCGTCCGAGAGCTCCGCCTTGGGCGGTGAAGTGGTCCCAGACCATCTGGGCAAGCGCCACCTTGATATCCCCGGGGCAAGTGGTCCAGCCCGCCGTCCCAACTACCTGCACATCGGTGGGCCAGCGGTAGGCACTGGAGCCCGTAGGGCCGCCCGTGAAGCCCACGGAGTAGGGGACGGTAGAGATCCAGTCCAACGCGTCCTTGCTCAGCCTCTTGGAGCCCGAGACGATGAGAGAGGAGCGTAGGCGATAGGACGCTGCAGCCTGAGCGCTGCCCAAGGTCCCGGCGTCGTTGTAGAACTTCACAGAGGTTATGGCCGTGAAGCGCCGGGGAAGCACGAGGCGCGTCGTGCCGTCGCTCACCAGATCGACGGTCAGGGTCTCGGGCTCGAAGTGGTCATCGGTGTAGTCGTCGAGTCGTTGGCTCAGGCGTGCGATCGCAAGGGTGAGCGAGGCTGGAGCGACATCACCGAGCGAGTAGCCCTGGCACGCCTCGTTCAGCGTGTCCGGGTGGAAGTCTGCAGCTGTGAGATAGGCCACTAGAAGATCACCAACGTTTGCTCAGAGCGCTTGATCGGGGTCTCGGGTGAGTCCGCGATCTTGACCCATATCCGATAGGTGCCCGCGGCGAGCGCGATAGTTCCCCCCGGCCCCACGAGACAGCGGGCGTAGTACGTGTCGGGGTTGGTGTTGGCGTCCGTCTCCCATACAGCGGTCTTGAAATCGCCGACGCTGGGATCACCAGAGACCTTGAACGCCATCGTGACGGTATCGGCTGTGGGGTTGACGACCGTCCCAGCCTCTTTCGCGCTGACACGCTGGCGCACCCATTCCAGGTCGAGTACCGATTGACGGAGCGGCTGTACGGTCACTGTCTCACTGAACCCCTTTCGTCAAGGTCCGACGTGCCATTTGCGCGGGGCTGGACCGACGAACCACTTGGATGTGACAGCCCCGAGGATCCATTCGCTCGCCAAGTCCTGACCTGGAGCTCCGACGCTGATCGGCGCAGGGACCGCTGCGATAGCAACCACGGTGGCGGGGCTCGCTATCGCTGTGCCGCGAACCGTGGGAGCCGGGACAGCAGCGGCAGCGACGACAGCCGCAGGGGTGACAGTGGCTGCACCGAGCACGGTCGGCGCGGGGACAGCAGCGATTGCAGCGACGGTCGCTGGGGAGACGGTGACGCTGCCGCCTGTCAGGACGGACGGAGCAGGAACCGCCGCGATCGCGGCGACGGTGGCAGGAGGCGCGCGGGCCTCAGCCTTCGTCGTCGGAGCAGGGACGGTGACGATCGACACCACGGTCGCTGGGGTCGGGCGCGCAGCGGCGAGCACAGTAGGGGCCGGCACTGCGGCGACGGCAGCGACGGTAGCGGGCGTGGGGGTCGCTGCTGCGGCCGTGGCCGGGGCTGGCACCGCTGCAACGCCGACGACGGTGGCGGGGGTTGCGGTGGCACTCGTCCCGCCCGCGGCGGCCTTCAGTTCTATGGCGCTGCCGATGTATTGGGAGCTGGTAGTCCATGACGCCGTAGCGGTGGTCTCAAAGGTGTCCGAGCGCCACTGGTATTCCGCACCAGAGACGGGGGAGCTGAACGAGCCGTCGTCCAACTCGGTCCAGTCCGTGCGGAACGTCGTGGCTTCGGTCGCGAGGTGGTCCCACGCGGACATCGGCCGGTTATCTGTAGCCCCGGCTGCTGCCAGGGTGATCGACCCTGATGTCCCGGTGCCGTTCGTGGTGACGCCCTGGACCGCTGCGAGGTCAGCCGTGGCGACGGTCAGGTCTGCCCCGTCCACCTCGAACGCCATGATGTGACAACCGGCGATAGCCGACCCCCATGTGGCGGTGAGGGTGTCGGTGGATCCCGCGCCCGTGAGGGCGAGATAGAGCACGATGTATTCAGGGCTGTTGTTCAGTTCCGAGCTAGCGACCTTGACCCAGGTCAGTGTGGTCCCCGCCACCGAGGACGGGTTGGCGAGGCCCACACCTCGACCGATGATCCAGCAACCGGCGATGCGGCTACCGGTCCACGCGATCGCGCTGGAGCTGTACGCGGTCGTGTTGGTGGTCGAGTGGAGCGGTGTCCCGACAGACGTGACGGACAGCGCCACGGTTAGGTCGCTGTTCTGGTCGCTGGCGGTGTGTTGGTTCGTGAGTTGGCGGTAGCGTCGAGCGTGCCCGACTTCTGCTTGTGCTGGTAGCTCGTGTTCGTCGCCACGTCCTCGATGTAGGAGCCGGGGTGGCAGTCGTTGGCGAAATAATACTTGTTGATCGCGGTGAACGTGCAATCGACCACCTTGTACCAGACGGCATTGCGTCCCTGCGGGTAGGCCTGCACGACACCGAACGCAGCGGCGTTGGTACCTGACACCCGCTTGAACGTGCAGCCGTCGAAGAGGATGGCCTGCTCCGCTGCGGCGTTGTGCTTCGGCTCGAACACGCAATACTTCACGCCGGTCAGGTTGTTGCCGTCGAACAGGCTGTCGTTGAACTGGATCTGTCCCGATCCCACTCCCGACGTGCCGTCCGTCTTGCTCATGCCGTGCAGGATGCACGGCCCTGCAGCGTCGGCGTAGAACACTGCATCTTCGAAGTGGTAACCGTTGGTGTATGCCCCGTGACTGAGCCCGTACTGTCCGTTGTGGAAGGTCACAGGGCGGGTAAGGACGTGGCCCCTCGTGGCGTTCTGCCAGATGAAGATGCCGTGGATCTGGTTGTTGTGGCTCACGCAGTCGGTGAACGTCCATTGGGAGTCCATCACGCCGGAGGGCCACGAGAACCCGGAGGCATTGACGACGCCGCCGATGCCGACCGCAACGCAGTTGATGCAGGAGTTGTCCTTGCCCCGACCGAGGTCGAAGCCGTTAAGGTTCTTCAGGTTGCTACCGGTCGCCACGGAGCCGCGAGCGGCGACGCAGGAGAGATAGGACGTGTCGTCGGTGGGATCGGATGCGGATAGGTCGGCCTCTTTCACGTCCCACCAGAAGGCTTCCTCGTTGAACTTGTAGGCTATGCAGCTATCCCACGTCATGCCGTGGCTGTCGTGGCTCACGAAGCAGTGCGACCCGATGTCCCGCGCGACCAGCCCGGTGAACACCGAACCACGACTCAGATCGCCGGAGTGGTGGCCGTGCCATGCGTAACGACCCAGTACGAAGTCGGTGTCGGTGCGCGGGCCGAGGTAACGCAGTGAGACGTAGGAAACGGTCTGCGGCACCGCTTCGGGGTTCGTCTCGTGGGAGTGGTTCGAGTGGAAGATATGCGCCCGCTGGGTTGCAGATTCCCCCTGGATGATGACGTTGCGGGTCAGGTTCAGGATCTCCGCCCCGTAAGTGTTCCCGTCGCCGGGTGCCACCGTGGGGTGAGCGTAGGTCAGGGCGGGGAACGTCAGCGCCGTCCCAGCGATGGTCGAGATCGTGGTCTCATCGAACGTGTCCCAGTTGGTCGCAGTGGTCGTGGGCGCAGTCGGACAGATCACGATGGTGTCACCGATCTGCCAGCCGGTCGGGGCCGACGCCAGGGTCGCCGAGGTCGCGGCTGCGCTCAGGGAAGTCGTCGTGCGGACCCACGGAGTGCGGGTGGTGCCCACTGCATCGAGTAAGCCCTCTTCCATGATCCATAGACCGACGTCGGACTCCAGAACCTCGTCTCCGCCGCCGACGTAGTCGGCTTCGTCGATCCCTGCGAACTGCAGGGTGTGAACGACCGACGCGCTGGCGGGGTGCATCTGCAACGTGCCCTCGACCACGACATTGCCCGAGACCGTCACGGTGGTCGACACGGCGGGGTCGAAGTTCGCGGTAGCCCCTGCCGGGATCTCTAGCGAGTCAAGGGTGACGTTGCCGCTGAAGGTCGCGGCGGGTGGCGGCGGCAAGGTGTCCGACACCACGTTGATACTCAGGCCCGCGTACGTGTACGCACGCGACAGCGACCATGTTTCTGCGGTGCCAGCCGCGTTGACGACATCCGTGAACGACGACGCAACCGACAACGCGGCGGCAGAGACAGCGGGGCCAGACGATAGAGCCGTCGCGAGTTGCCCGAAGCTGTTCGTCCATGTGTTGAGGAAGTTGGCCTTGCCTTCGGTCCCGATGATCGCGAGGTGCAACCCCTCGCCTGCACCAAACTGGTTCGCCGCCAGCGCCTTGGTCACAGCCGGGGTCGTGGATGAACCCCCGATGAGGCTGGCGATAGGCGTCGCGGTTGCTTCGACTTCCAGCGCGACGAGACACTGCACGGTGGTGACCCCAGCCTGGTCGGTCGCTGCCGAGAACGACAGCCCTCCGCCGATCGCGGGCTTGTGGTACACGGTGATACCTGCCAGCGTCCCACCGTATGGGATAGAGCCCGCCTTCGTGAACCCAGCCGGGCCAGCCGAACCGGGGTTCTGTCCCGCAGGCGCACGCAGGAAGTGAACCAACACGATGGTGTTACCGGCTTGTGTTGGTGCCGCGAACGTCGCGGTGACGCCGCCCTGTCGCCCGGTCGTGGCTCCACTCGCGACCTGTACCAGTCCTGTGTCCACCACTAGATCACCCTCTGCCTGAGTCGTGCCGAGTCGCCAGCCGGACAGCCACGCAACTGCTGCACCGAGAACGCCGAGGAACCGCCGCCGCTCCATTCATGCCGCCGTCCCGTCGAATGCCAGGAGGCGTTCCTTGAACCGTGCGAGCGCGCCGGCTTGGTTGTATTGAGCGAGCCACTGTTCCGGGTAGTTCTCCACGTAGGTCACGCCGAGGGCTTCCGCACGGTTGAACATGTTGTCGATCTGCGCCGTGGTCCTCGCTCCGCCGTTGGCGGGGTGGATGTCCTGCAGTCCGAACTGCAGCGGCTTGGTCCACACGAGCGCGTCGAGTTCGGGTTCGAGTTGCCCGCCCCACTCCCCACCGGGCGCGAAGCCGTTCGCCTGGACGTAGAGCCCTTGTTTGCCCAGGGCGTGTTCGCTCAGGCCTTTGACGATGTTCACGATCGGCCCGTGACCGGAAAGGCCGAAACCGACCGGGATGCCGAGAGGACCGAAGACCTCTAGCGAGATGTCCATCAGCTTCTTGTGATCGGCGATGAACTGCGACTCGGAGATGAGCGCGCGAACGGACGGACCCCAATACAGCTCGGAGTAGTTCAGGGACGTCCAGCCCTGGTCGACCATCGGGACAGAGGGCTTGTCTGCGGCCCAGGTCGCCATGTGCTCTGCGAGTTCGCGGTAGGCGGCGAAGAACTTCGGGCCGGCGATCGGCGCACCATCTGACCCCACGCGATCGATCGCGAAGCTCGGGGTGTATTGACCCCAGATCGTGCGGGGCTTCATCTTCTTGCCCAGCGATGCGGCCTTGTTCAGAGCCTCAGTGAGGGGAGCGGCGTTGAACTGACCCGAGGCCGGCAGTAGGTCGCGGACGTAGATCCGCGGGCCGAACCCCACGATGCCAGGGTCATTCAGTCCTGTGATGGTGGCGGGGTAGGGGTAGCCCTGTCGGATGACCCAGCAGCCGGAGGGGTCGCGCCATGCCGAGGGTGGCGGTGGGGGAGGAGGCGGGGGTTCCCCTTCGCACTCTGCGAGCGCGGCTTCGAGGGAAGCGACCTGAGCCAACAGTGAGGCCACCTGCACCTGAGAGGCGCTGAGGTCTGACTGGGTGGCGGACAGTCGCAACCGAGCATCGGCCAGTTGAACGGTGAGGGCGTTCTTCTCGCTACGGTCGATGTTCCAGGAATCGCGAGCCAAGAGGAGGTCGTCAGGGACGGCCATTCAGATCACGGCGTCAGGTCGATCGTGAACACGCCCGTGGATGCGAACTGGATCGTGAACGTGCCTGCGGTCGACGTGAAGTCCGAACCGAAGGTCATCGCGACGATGAGGTTGTCCCCCGCGAGCGCGTCGGCGTAGAGGATCGCGCCGCGCGCCGTCACCGAAGTCGGGGAGGCCCACACTTGGTCGGCCATGTCGTACATCAGTGTTCCGGTCGGCGACTCGGTGCAGGTCGGCGAGACGATCGTCTGGCCCGTCGCGGTGTAGCCGGTGCCGGTGACCTCGTTCGTCGCGGAGTAGCCCACATCCGAGGAGAAGTTCGGGGTCAGGGTGTTGGTGTACATCGCCCACTTGTGGGTCGTGAGGGACGTGTTGAACGCCAGCTGCGTTGCGTCGATGATGTCGATCCAGTTGGCGACGTAGAGACCCGAGACTGAGAACGCCATCTATTCCTCCAGCTGCGCTTTGACTTTGAGTTTCACGGTGGATGGGGTCGCAACGGCGTCCTTGCGGCCGTCCCAGTGTTCGACGTGGTGACCGGCGCGCTTGCCGTTGTCCTCGTTCGTCACGGGCGTCTTGTGCGACTTGCCCTTGTGACGGAGGAACCCGACACCCTTGGCCTGGTAGTCGGTCACTTCGCGCCCCTCTTCTCACCGGGCGCTGCGGTCGCCTGTTCGACATCCCACCGACCGAAGCTGGTGACGACCTCGAAGTGCTCGGCCATCGCCGCTTTGCTGAACTGTTTCAGCAGCGGTGAGTCGGCAGGGATCGCACCATCTTCGGGATGCACGGTGATCTGCTCCCCGTTGTAAACCACTCCGAACGAATGACGAGCTCGGTAATACTTCGGCTTCGCTGTGGTCATGACAGTGGCTTCTCCTTCACCGGGTTGATCGGTCCACGCGGTGTCGGCGGGACCGGTCCCTTCGGCGCTGGGTGTGGCGTGTTGCTCGGCATAGGTCCCTCCTCCTCGGGGAGGAGGCCGGGGGTCCGGCTAGACCCCCGGCCACCGTTGCTTAGGTGGTTCCGGTGAGTGCGCGGAACCCGACCGGGTCCAGCACCTTGGAACCGTTCCTCCACCAGGCGAACACTCCGCGCTGTCCGGTAGGCATACCCATGCCGGTACCTGCGGTGGCTTGCTGGAACATCTGCGGGATCAGTTCGAGGTTCATGCCGACCCGGTCGATGATCTTGAACATCGAGAAATCTCCGAGCAGCATGATCTTGGTCCCGTTCACCACGGTGGCGCTCATCGTCGACAGTTCGTTGACGGCGTAGCCCAAGAGCCTCAGGCCGGTGTTGCCGTTGCCGCCGTCCGATGCCGGCGAGTTGCCGATCAGCTCACCGATGCGGAGCCACAACTGCGCGCCACCTGCGGTGTCCAGCGCCCGGATGATGTTGAACATCGCCCGGTTCGCCACGAACTGTGCACGTGGACGGAACCTCGGCGCGAGCGCCGCTTCCAACGCGTACAGGTTCGCTGCGGTGATCGTCAGCCCAGTCGCTGCGGCCGTAGTCCCGGTGGCTCCGGTGACCACACCGAACGGGTTCGGCGGTGTGCCGTTACCTGTCGCGAACGCCGTCGCCTCTTCGTCGTCCTTCGCGTCGGCGAACAGACGGGCGAGCCCGGCGTCCATGCCGGGCCAGTCACCCTCGGACTCGACGGAGAACGGCACGAACGCCTGCACACGCGAACACACGATCGCGGGCTGGGCCAGCGTCGGTGTGTTGTCGGTCGCGACCGCGGCCTCAGCAGCACGCGAGGCGGTGATGGCCGCTGCGGTCACGCCGCGCCATTCGTTCGACCCGACGATCGACTCGACGTTCGCGATCGCGCGCAGCGGGTTCACCACTGAACTCGACACCGGGATGATCGTCGGGTCGAGTGTGAAGGTGATCGGGATCCCTGTCGTACCGAGTGAGAACGCACGCTGTTCCTCGTTCGTCATCGGCACGCCGGTCATCCACTTGCGGAAGGCTGCGCGATACTGCGGTGAACCGGTCTTCAGGATGCGCCGCGCGAGCGACCCATCGGCGGTGTCGTACTCATCGAGGAGGCGGGCGATGTGGGTCTGTGCCCGTTCCTGGCCGATGACCTCGGGGAAGTGGGCGATCTCCACGGCGCGCATCGCGCGGTCGCGGTATTCCTGCTTCCCTCGCTCTGGGTTGTCCAGGTCGATCCGCAGCGCGGTCGTGTCATAGATGTCGCGCTCTTTCAGGCTGGGGCGTTCTGTCCGGATCTCGGGCACCGCAGCCTGGGTTCTCTCGGAGTCCGTCGCCATCGCGGCGACGTACTTCTGGCGCTTGTCCAGTTCGGTGACGCGTCGGTCGATCTCTTCGTTCGTCTCGACGAGACCGGCGTACTCCTCGCGAACGTCGTCGGGGAACGGCAACCCGTGGTGTTCTTGATCCAGGTCGGAGATCCGTTCCTTCACCGACTTCTGGTGGCTCACGAGCTCCTCGATGGAACGAAGCTCGTTCAGGTCTGCGACAGCCATAACAGGTACTCCTCTCGGGTGCGGAACTTCTTCGGGGTCGCTGGCGGGGCCTTGGATGGCTTCGCCGGGGGCGTGAGTGAACGCTGGATCAGCGCAGCGAGATCGTTGGGGTGGTCCTTGACCATCTGCGCGAGTTCTTCGTCGAAGTCGTGGGGGCGGAACTTGTCGGTGAGCGACCGGATAGAGGCCGTCGCGCCTGCGAATGCGGGGAACGTCACCGGCCCGAACTCAGGCACCCGCGCTCGGATGATCGTGCGCTCGGGGATTCCCTCGGGGTTGTGCTCGGAACGCTCCGGGCTGCGCACCACATCTTCTTCTTCGACGTGGAATCGGTAGGACGCGCCGTAAGCGCCGGCCCGCAGGCCGCTCATCACCAGCGGCGGGATGCCATCGAACGTCGGGACTTCGTAGTACGGCCCTTCGTCGTCTTCTCGCAGCACGGTGGGAACGCCGAGGATCTGATCGCCGAGCGACGGATCGTTGCCGTGGTTCAGCGTGACCTTGGGCGTCATGCGCTTGAACGACTCTTCGTAGGCACCGGGCGCGCTGCGCTCCATGAACCGGCCCTCGAATACCGAGTTGATCTCGGTCCACTCGCCGAACTTCGTGAAGTGCCCGTAAAGGACTGGACCGCCATCGGACACATCCCGCACTTCGACTCCGGGGTAGATGGCGCGGAACAGGTCTTCGCGTGGGAATGCGGTCTCCGTGCTCATGGAGTCACCTTGGGCGGCGCGTCTAGGACCTTGCCGTTCGAAGGCGGCAACGCGGTGGTGCCGGGAGGCTGCAACTGCACGCTGAAGAGCCCGGAGTGCTTCAGCTTCGTCCAGTCGTCGGCGTTGACCGCGGTGACGATGGAGTCGGCTTCGTACCCCGCGTCGATCAGCGCCTTGATCGTGTTGGCCTGGATCTGCTGGATATCCGCTGCGTCCTTCTCGTCCTCACGCAGGAACGCGATGTCGCGCAGGTCGACCGCGAGTTCGCAGCTCTCGGGCACGTCGATGATGTTGGCGAGCGAACCGGCGACGTTCCTCCACAGCGGACGGAGACATTTGTCCGCGGTCAACCGGCGTGCGGCGGCGAAGTTGCCTTGGTTCAGGCTGGAGCCCTGCAGACCCCCGGCGAGACCGAGGATGGCGGGGTGGATACCCGAGTCGGCGATGATGCGTTCGGCTCCGGCGTTCGAGACGGCGGTGAAATCCATCTGCTGGAAGTCCGCACCGATGGCGTGCGCCTTGCCGCCGAGCAGGTGCAGGGTCTTCCAGGCGTTGTGTGCGCCCTCGTGGTTGTCCTTGAACGTCTGAACGGCGAACTCGAACAGGTCCTTGGTGATCTCGGGGTCGTACTCGATCGTCAGGTTCACGGTCGCGCCGTTGTTGATGAACGCGCTCTTGTGCGAAGTGAACGATGAGTCGGCTTGGATCTCCCGCAGGACCGGTGTCAACCAACTCATCCCGCGATGTGGGCTCAGCGGGTCGGGGACCGGGGCGAAATGCGCGACGTTCTCGGGCAAAAGCACGACCGGGCCCTTGCCCTTGCCCGGTCCACCCTCTTGGTAGAGGTAGCCGAGCAGTTCGGCGTCCAGGTCCCACATCGTCGAATCCTCGCGACGTGACCCGTAGACGATCGTCACCCAGTCGGGACGCAGCCTGCGGAGCCTTGGGCCTTGACGAAGCGTGAACGCGTTACCCGCCATGTCGGCATCGAGCAGCATCCCGGCCATCAGGTCGCCCGTGGTGCCTGCAGGCCACGGTTCGTGCAGCGGGATCAGCGCAGCGTTACCGAACAGGTCCCCCGGGCGACCGTCCTTGAACCTGCGGAACTGGAACCGGCCCTCGCTGAACAGCGACATCCGCGCGAGTTCGCACGCGAACACCACTCCGTTGGCTTGATACGCCCCCTGGACGTAGGCAGAGAACCCTGTACCGATCGTTCCC